ACTATTTAGATCTTGTATCTGAGCATTTTGATTTGCTTGCCATGCGTTGAACTCAGACGTTGCATCCTGGAACGCAGTTTGATTTAAATAGTCTTGTTTCTGTGCTGTCCTCTTCTGACCACCAGTAAGCAGCCCTAATCCAAGTTGAGCAACACCTAAGCCAATCCCAACAGGCCCGCCCATCGCAGCCATCCAAGGAGACATACCTCCAGCAGTAGCTCCAGCTCCGAGACCACCAGATAGGAATGAAGTCGCAGGTAAAGAAGCAACCATTACGGATTCCTCCAAAACGGACAGAACAATGCACCCTTAACTCCGTAAGGTTCTGGTTCTCCAACCGTGAATCCTAAATGTTTCAACCACTTAAGAGATTTCTTGTTCTCAGAATAAGCGTAATTTCCAATAGTTTCACCCACTTCGGCCACGCAGAGATCTACCCATTGTCTAGCTAAAGTGCATAATTGCCAACGATGACTTTTTGTAGAAGTTAATCCATCAGTTCCTAATAACCAAATTGAGTTATGCCACATTCCAGTTATACCAACAGGAACTCCATTATCACCAGCAAAAATCTGAAACATAGAACTATGACAATAGCTGTCCATACAAGCGTTTAGACCAGACATTCCATGACTTAATTGAATCTCAATTTCATCACTTTCCCTTAAATTCATTCCTATATCCAGAACCATGTCACCAGTAACATCTTCTTGTTTAATAAACCTCATCTTAATGACCTCGCCTTACTTGTAATTAATGCAACCCACTCACAAGTAGAAAACTTACAGGGGTGAGGAGTATCGTTATGAATTTCGACCATACATCGTTCACCTCGACTCATAATTGGAAAGGTAAATACACCCTCATAAAATCTTTCATCATCAGAATCCCATCCGCTTGGTAATGCAGTTCCTATCAGCGAGTTCCTGGACCCAAGAATTGTTCCATCAAATTTATATTTACCTACATCCCGTCCTTCAGGGAATACATGAATTTCAAAATAATGCGTCTCGTGATAACGCAATTTCGCATTACGAACCTGTGTTCTTTCTACATTCGCTGCTGCTTTCCCTCCTCCTATCTCTTTATAAAGTTTGAAACGGGTAAATCTATATCGGAAGTTATATGACTCACCAAACCAAACTGGAGAACCAGACCAATTACCATTACCAATAATGGTGTTACCACTGGTCGCAAATCCGAGAAAGACACCTCCATTTGCACTTGTGTCGAAACCTGACCACGCTTCTGTTCTCGATGTAATCGTATAAGGCAATGTCCACGTTGTTTTCTTTGTTGTTGCGTCATAACTACCTGCTGAAACTCTCACCCCTGCAGGAGTTGCAGTAGTAGTTGAGACACGCCGATCCAAAAGGAAAGGATATGGAGATCCTGCAACAGGCTCACTAAGACGATCCATGACTGGAATCTTCTCTAGATAAACCTTCGTTCCATATCTAACTAACAAATAAAGAGTCTCCCTTACACATAAGATCTGAAGGATTTCATCAGCTCCGCTAAGTTCCCAATGACTCCAACTGGATTGAGCCCTTTCAACTCCTTGTCCAGTGTTACGCACAAAATATTTATAAACGTAAATCCGATTCTTATGTCCTGTTTTTGAACTAATACCAAATATGGCATTACTCGTATCGTTTACCGTTAATTTGAATAGACCACTAGGAACATAAGCAGATACATATCCAGTTAAATCTGCAGCATCAGCCGTTAAAGCAGTACCAGCACCTCTAACACTGAACTCACGGAACTGAGCCCAATCACCGTTACTTTGAGCAAAAACTATTCCTCCCCCTGATTGTTGGGGCCTAACAGCTACATCTGTTTCAAACTGCGTCAACACAGTGATCTGAGCTGTAGCTGGAGTTAAAACGGTTTCTGCTGCATTAAATCTAAATTGATATTGAGAACTGAAAAGAATTAACTCATCCTGATATGGCACTGCATATCTAAGAACTGAAACTTTGTTATTAGAAGCAACTACATCAATCGGATCAGAATCAAGAATCGTTGTAACTGTCTCAGGCCAGAAATTAAAGAACTCTCTTACACGACTAAGAATCACATTCTCATCAGCTAAGAATCCAAGACGGTTCTTATAAATGAAAATATCGTTAATGGCATTGCCTATAAAACTCGGACTTGGAGCAGTGCCATAATCACCTGCTGCTCTTTCACCCCAGGTTGGAATTTTAATTTCCCAAGCAACTCCATTCGTAGTTCCAGTAAAAGTTGATCCGTTCGCAGGTCCAAAGTAAAAAGTATTATCTGGCTTCCTTACTAACAGATGAGGCATCGTGTCTTTATCTATTTCATACTCAACGCCTGGACTAACAGTTTCCACCCATAAACCTTCACCAAATGTTCCACTCTTCGGTACAAACTCAACGTAGTAACCGTCGAAATTATTACCAGGATCACCTTCAATTTCTATCTGATAACCATTCGGAGCAATGGTTGGTAACTCTGTAAATGTTTGAACCTTAGAAAGAATTGCTGTTATATCAGCATTGGCTCTTGCATCATTAGCAGCCAATGTAATTGCACTAGCTGATTGAAGCCAAAGAACTGAACCAGATCTCGTAATCGTTACCCCACTTAATCCAGCAGAAGCCAATGCTGTTTTTAAATTCTCAGCAATATCAGCAGAACTAATTCTATTCTCTGTAACAGTAGGATTACCACTCCCATCGGTTCCTGAGATGACTGGAGCAACAGCCGTTGTAACAGTTGCTGAAACACTATTAACCGTTAATTTGTACTCGTTTCCGTATGAAGCTGCTCTCACCCAAACCATTGCTTCATGCGTTGAAGGACGGGCCGTTGCTGGAGCCGTCGCCGTCTTCATCGCAGGTATCTTTTTCGTATTAGATATAAACGTATAATCTGCAATTGTTACAGCTCTAATGTCTTGCTTTGCATCAGAGACGGTACTTAAATAGTTATAAGCATTCGTCGCTGGACTAACTGTCCTTACATTCCCTGCTAAGTCATAAACCTTGATTATTGAATCTGTTATAACTGCTAAATATTCTTCTACGTTATCTCTCAAAATACTGTGAATAAAGCAATCTCCAAAAGAGGAAGTTGATACTTCTGCTAATACTTCACTTGCATCTCTCTTTCTAAGTCCTTCCATAATGGAAGACGTTCCATTGACCTGAATCTCACCTTGAGATGGATCTCTTTGTGCATCAGGTTGTTGACTAATTCCCTGCGAAAGATTGGGAATTGGATAGGAAACTAAAGCCATTAGAGTCGAATACCTGCACTAAGACGACGAGTCATTAACCCACTGGCAGGCTCATAAGTTCTAAATGGCAACCGATCACGACCACCTGTTAAAAGATTTGGTTGTTCCTGCCTTTGCTCCATTCTTTCTAAAACTATCTGTGCATCTCTTTCATCTTGTGCGGTGAATTTATAAGCAGCCTCATCACCTAATACACGAGCAACAAATACACGAGCAGATCTAATTATTATCCATCTGTTATAAGCCTCTGGAGTCTCTGACCATGACAGCGTTCTAATGATGTCTGCTTCAATCTTTGTAAGAGTCGTCTCCATCGTATAAGAACGATTTGTGGTGTCATAAATCCTTTGTCCACGCAAGATGTAGCGATTCGCGTAGAGATAAGGATCTAATGCAAACTCAACAATATCTGTAGGAATTTCAATCTCTCCATTGTCGTTTTTTGAAAAGGGATAACAATGTTCTGTGTTCCAACTCCAACCCTTAATTTGCCCTTCTTTATGAAACTCAAGGAGCGTTCTCTCAGCTATTCGAGCATCCTGAATTTGAGTCAAATCAAGTGTGTTTATCGGCTGTTCACCAATACATTCCAATAAGACATTTACAGCATCAAGAAGAGAACTTCTTCCTGGAGTTACCGTTTCATTTGCTAGTCCCATAAGTTTGCTACAGCCTCGTAGCCTTTAGTGTATTAGATATGAAAAAAAGAGGCCAGTTTTAGCTGACCTCTTAGCAGAGAATTTACAAGTTAAGGAATAACAATCTTCGCTGCAGCTTCTGCACGAAGAACTCCCATTCCGAGTGCCTGCCTTGCGACAAGTAAATCGGATTGGTGTACCACCCTAAATTCATCGCCTGTCATTTGAAGACTTGGAGAAAGAAGAGTAACAACACCAACTGCCTCTTTATTGAACACTAGACCTTTACACTTAGAAAGGTCCTGAGCGTAATCAGCAGAGTGATCACCAGCTACGAGTGAGTAACTAGCTTGAGTAACATGATTGCTGCTGAAAATTGGTATTCCTGCGACACGTAATGTACGGCCATCAGCAATAGTTCCAGCTCCACCAAAGTCACTATTAATAGCTCTACTTGATTGAGTTATTAGATAATAATCTGCTGGAGTAAATACAGCATACATATCATCAATACTCACATCTTTCTCTTCAAAACTAACTCTTAAGTCAAAGAGCGCGTTAACAAGAGCATCACCTTTTGCCTGACGAGTAGCACCGCCTGCTGTGTAATCAGTACCGAGTGAAACTCCTTGTCCAGTTCTACCTGAGTTAGTAGCTTTGTTCAAAGGCTCAGTGGAGTTACTTGCGGCTGCAAAGATCATTCTTGCAACACGCTTATCGTATTCCACTGCAAGGGCTCTACCAAGTTCTTTTGTATAGATTTGTCTAACGTCAAAGTATGACATTAGCTCATCAACTTGGTATATGGCGGCATCAGCTACCATCAACGCATCGAGTGAAATTACACGCTCATTTAGATCACTTGGATCATTAATAGTGCCTGTAAGTTCAGTGCCTGGCTGATGATAAGCAGCCGTCATTTTACCCGTGATTGGGAAAGCAACGCTCTTCCCTCCACGAATATTTCTTTCACGAGTTTTCCCTTTGAAAACCGTATTAGTCATGAACGCGTCAAGGATCTCAGCCGATCCCAACTTCAACATCAAGGCTCTGTCGGTATCCAGACCAGCAGCACCAGCACCCCAAGTGGCTGCAGCACCCTTAATCTGACCCGAACGGCTTAAAGTAACAGCCATTGGTTAATAAATAAGATTTACGATTAGACCGCTGTATCCATCACTAACCCAGGTTGTCCTCCTTGAAGGGCCTGATGCTTAGGGGCGTTCTGGCTAAATATTAGCGTGGAAAGAGATTATCAGGACTATTTCTCAACAATTGCTCGAACTTTTCTCTATATGCACTATCAGTGTCATATAACCTTTGCCCTCTTGAATTGGTTTTATTCATCGCATCAAGAACTTGTTGCTGACTCTTGAATGTTGACTCGGCTGGTGCATCACCACCCCCGTAAAGTTTTGGTTCTACAACTGAATCAGGAGAATTGCGTTCTGCCCTTAGTGCTCGAATAGCCCATCTCACTGCTTCTTTATTTCCAGAATCAACGACGCTATCAAATTGATTGATCAAATCTTCCGATAAATTCCCCTTAGCCCACCCTGCAAGCTGCTCAAACTGCTCTTTACCTCCAGCTTCATTCATTAACTCAGCTTCATCATCACCTGTAATCTCAACAGCTCCTCCGTCGGCTGCTTGTTGTGCTTGTACCTTTTGCATAAACATTGCAACCATTGGTTTAGTCACACCAAGAGATTCAGCTAAAGCGTCATAGTGCTCACTTATATCTTCACCTTGATCTCCTTTCCACATTAATTCAGTCATATCAATTCCTTTCTCCTTCAACTTCGCTACTCCTTCAGATCCATATATTTCATTTGCTAATTCAGGAGTGTATTCCTCTCGTGTCTCTGGAGCCTTAAACTCATCTGTTTGCTCAGTCTCTGATTCAGCTTTTGTTTCTTGGCTTTCTTGAGGTTTATTCTTCATCCTCTCAAGCTCTTGGTAAGCCTTGATCAGATCTTCCTTAGAAGCATTCTTAAACTTTTCAGGGACATTTGCCTCTTGTTGTGCAGCTTCTTGTTCCTTGATGTATTCCTCGACAAGATTCTCTTGCCCAGGCGCGGCCATTCCATCCTGACCTTCAGGAATCGTGATCTGCGGAGAGGTATCAGGAAGTTGTGATTCTGGTTGTGATGTTGGGGTCGTGGTCATCGTTACTGTTCGGTAGGTTGTTCTTCAGCCATTTGCATCTGCTGAGTGGTTGCAGCAGCATTGGCTAGGTTTTGCGGGTCAGCCAGTTTTGAACGCAACAAGGCTTCTTCCTGCGCTTGTTCCTGTGCTGCCTGCTGTGCTTGTTGAGCTGCCTGCTGTTCTGCTTGCAGCTCTTGCTCAGTCTTAACCAGCCCTAAAGTGTCAATACCCATTGAATAGGCAAGACGGGTGATCAATTCAGATGGCTTCAAGTAAGTAGCCAATCCTTCAGGGCCAATTGTTTGTCCCAGGGTCGTAGTAAACCGCACTAGCTGTTCTAAGTCGTTACCACGACCAACGGCTGCAAGTCCCACTGTCATTACAACTTTTACTAATTCCTTCGGAAGCTTTGGAACCTTCCCTTCTCGTTGAAGAATATCCAGCTTTCTAGCCACATAAGGAACTTGAAACTCAGTCGTAAGGATTGAATAAATACTGCCCAAAGAGTTCTCTACTTGCAGTGCCTGTAACCGAACTTCTTCGGCTGTAACCCTTTCTGCATCACGTTGATCTGCAAGCATAAAAGCCTGTGATAGCCTAGCTTCTATCTGTTGTTTACCTTGCATCGCTACAGATAGATCCTGACTTTTCTGAACTTGTAGAGCGAGAACATCGTTCGGATCTCCTGTAACAAACGCCCCATTTGGTGCTTTTGCGAGATCATTTGCCTTCGTAACTCCTGATGGCTTAACTAGAAATAAAACTTTAGATGACGCTAAAGCTCCCTCCGCGATTGCCTGACATAACGCTTCAACTGTTTGAAGGTCAGCAATAGCAGCAGATTCAACATATCCAACCCCGTAAGGTTGCCCTGCTACATGGGTCATCCTCAATGGAAGCCAAGGACTAACATCTTTGGGTGCTCTACCTTCAGTACCAGGAATGATTTTGCCTTTTACCTCCTGATGCCAAGTAACTTGATCACCTTTCCATTTGATATAGGTATATAACTTACAAGTCTTCTCTTCTTCCTTTCTATCCAAAGTTCCTTCATAAGGATCAAGTATTCCCTTCAACTCAGTTTCTTCCTCCTCCTGCAACATTTCCAAAACCTTTTCAGGTAATGAGTAATAAGGAAGCTCTTCGCATGTAATACATTCCAATGGATTACCCATTGAATCTCTAAACATCACATAACGATTGAGATGAAAAACTCTTAGTCCTTCAGGAGAAACATATAAAAGTGCATTACCAGCAATGACCAAATGTAATAACGCCTCATGGAAAACCACGCGATCATTACTTGTTTCAATTTCTCGAAGAACCAATCGCTCAATCTTGCTTAATGCTTCCTCAAATTGAGCCTTCTCCTCTGGAGGGACACCTTGCTTAACTAACTCTGCATCATCTAGAGAGAACCTGAAGAACTGCTGAGTTGGGGGCAGTAAAGCCAAAAGCATTCTGCTCGCTAAGTTGAGACAACCGCGAGCACCGATTCCATTCCAAGGAACTGAATAAGTGTCTTTATTGTTTGCTCCAGGATCATTACTTGCAGGAACAATATATGGAATTGTCAGCCGAGCTGATGTTCTTGCTCTTTCAAGGTGATAATTTCTATCACTCTCTCCAGCTCTATACCGTTGTTCAGCAGTTGGCATAATTTACACCGAGTAATTGGTTCCAGCACCAGTTCCTGACTGGCCTCCACCTAAACGCAAACCAGCAGTTGTGCTACGTGGTCTAGATGTCCTTCCTTTCTTCCGAGAGACTTGTGCAGTAGGAGCTTTTTTCGATTCCCTAGCCAATATCCTTAACGAATTAGTAACTGCATTACCACGAGCACGAGCTGCACCAACTCTTGCAGTTTGTTCATCTCTCAAACCAGCAACTAAATCTGTTTGAGCTTTTTGTTGCTGAACCATTCTTAATTCCTGTGCTTTTAATGTGGCTTGTTGTTGTGCAATTGTTGCCTCTCTTTCTCTAGCAAGACGATCTAATTCCGCTTGCTTTTCTTTGGCTATTGCATCAGCTTCTGCTTGCTTTTTCTTATATTCTTCCTTTGCTTTATTCTCCGCTGCAGTAACACCAGAAACATCTTTTACAGTGTTCTTGACTTTTTTGCCAACCCACTTAACAGCTCTCCCAACAGTTTTAGGACACATAATTAAACTCCGTAATTAGTACCAGCACCTGCAGAAGCGACAAGACCAGCCCTGTTAATTTTCAGGTTGGACTTCTCTTTCTTCTTCTTGGTCACGGCTGCAGTTGTTTGAGATCCTTCATTTTCTCCGTCAGTCATCTGAGCAGAAGCTGCATAAGCACCTGTTTGTTGTGCAGCAATAGCGGCTTGAGCAGCAGCAGAATCTTTTGCAAGCCTGTCTTTTAGACTTGCTGTTTCAGCATTTGCGGCATCAATTGAAGCTTGAAGTTGCTCGTCAAACTGAGTTTGTTGCTCAGTAATACGAGTTTCATACTCATCTAATGCCAGTTGATTTGCCGCAAGATCCTCATCACTTGGACCTTGGTAAACAATGTTTGGCGTTTTAACGCCACCACCGAAGCACATGATTAAACCTCCTAAGTTGTTTTGCTAAGGGTGAGCTGAGTTCCAGAACCTTTGCCCCCTTTCTTTGCAGTTGATCTACCAATTCGTAAACCACCTTTTCCTTTTCCTCTTAATCCTCTAGCTTTTGCACCAACGACAGGAGCTTGAGCATGTTTCTCTGGAGGAGGAGGCCCAATAACTTGTGCTAAACGCATCGCTTGGGCATTTGTATTTTCAGCCCATTGCTTCTGAACACCCGTTAATTCTTCTAACGTGGACTGTTTTTCCTTAAGTGCCGTATTTAATTGTTGCTGAACGAGCTTGGTATTACCTGTGATTGTGCTTTGAATCGCCTCTTTTTGTAATTGAAACTGCTTGTCGTAAGCGTTGTAATCAGGTTTTGTAATAGTTGCAGCACTACCACCTCCTCCAAAACACATCAGATCACCTCCATAGACAAAGCATCATCTTCTTGTTCTTCGTATTTACTACGAAGCCAACGCACGACAGAAGCTTGGCCAGCTTTAAACCAAACTTCATCTCCTTTTTGTCCTAAATCAGGACACTGATCAGGAAATTGTTCCGCAAGTGCAGTCACAAGTCGTTCATCAATAGATGGAAAATAAACCACTCTCCAAGACTGTAGACCTTTATAGCCTACCGATAATATGTGTTATAGCCCATACTAATAGTATTATTCAACGACCCCGTAAATGAGTGATTTAAATTCAAAACTTGCAGAAATGCATGAAGAGGTCATCGGACAGGTATTAGATGACTTACGAAATGGTGATCGCAAGGCAAGACAAGAGGCAATGACATTACTAAAACAAAACAATGTGACTGCTGTTGCTACCAGTAGCAGTTCACTAGGGAAACTTGCTAAGAAACTAGACTTTTCAAGTATGGATGAAAAAGTTATTCCTTTGAAACGCCCACCTGCATCCTCTTCACCCCGCCATGAACCTTCCCTCTAGATTTACGACCACCCCAACCCATAGCAATTGAATCAATCGATCCAACTGTTTCATCCATCCAAGCTTCTAATTCATCTTCAAATAATTGATCAGCACGAGATTTCTTAGCTTTCTCCTGGTCTTGTGCTGCAGATTCGACAAAGAAACCACAAGCAATAGCTAAAGCATCCAATCTGTCATCGTGAGATAAGCAACCTCTTTCTGCTGTCAACCTTGAAGCCTGGAAAAATAAAGACCGAGCGTATCCATGCTCAGGATCTTCATCCGTTAATCGATAATCTTGTTTAATAACGCGACTATTAACAATAAGACGATGCTGCTGAATTAATGGACCGAGCGTGTCACATAACCGTTGCTCTTTTCGAATATTATGTCTAACTTCTTCAATAGTGACGGGATACTCGCGAAGCAAATGGGGCTTCAATAAAGCAGTAAACATTCCGTCACCCATATTACTTTCAGCGACTACATAATTCACTTCCCATTTCTTTGCTGTCTTAGCGAGATATTGCAGAACTTCATCTGCATAACCAAGAGTTGAACCACCAGATTCCAGTAAAAACATATTTCCGTTCAACTCTGCTACAACAGCCCAAGCCAATTCATCAGCACCGCGACCAGCAGGGTCAATAGCTAAGACACACCGCCAAGTATCAGTTTTCGGAATCCAACCATTTTGAAAAATAGGACGGTGGTAATAACGATCAGCACCAAGTCCAACACAAACTAATTCTTGCAATCTGACATCAGGCTGATTAGACCAAACACATGTTTCAGGTAGGGCTGTTCCATCTAAATCAACAACCATCAAATCACCAAGACGAATTGGGAACTTATCTAAGGTTGCCAATCTCGTATTCAGCATGAACTGAAGTTCAAAGCTGGCCTTGGTCATTGATGCTTGTCTCTGGAGAATATCTTCATGACCAAATCTTTCTGGGTCCGTCGGTTGTTTCACGAGGCTGCTATTCGAGAAGACCTCCTGTTCAATCGTCGGATCGAGGTTGCCCTCGTAGCAATCAAGCTCGTCGGGATACAACGCAGGCCAATATCTAGCCGCATAGTTCCTTTCTCTCACAAGCCTTAAATATATACTTGTCTCCGTATGTGGCGTTCCTAAATATAATATTTTACGGGGTAAAACCTGCCCCTCCTCTGGCTTTATGATACTTTGTATCTCTTCAACAGCGTGTGCAACCCTGTCTTGTTTTAACTGTGTAATGACATTAGCAAGAGTTTCTACGTCATCAAGAATTGCACAAGTACATCTTTGTCCTGTTGTCTGACCCATAATTCCCATCGAACGAACAGACGGAGACTGTTCCACCTGGGCGGGGCCCACATCAAAAGCTACATTTGAAAATCTATTTTCTGTCCCAGGCATAAGACAATTAAGAATATCTATTTCACCAATACAACGCAGCATGAAAGACGAGAAGTCGGTTGACTTCACTGCAGTAGCAGAGACAACAAGAATCTTTTCATTCGGGTCTACTCTTAACCTCCACAACGCATAAAAAGACGCAAGAATACTTTTCCCTAATCCCCTGAATGCAACAGTCAGACTTTTGTCAGGCCCTTCTTGCATCCATTTACACACAGAAATCTGCTGCTTTGTTGGAGCATCTGCTAACCCCAACTCTCGCAACAGATAACAAGTGAAATTTGGAAAACTATCTCTTAATTGCGGAGGTAACGGTTCCCAAAGTTCCTTCATTCTTCTTCTTCTTTTTCCTCTTCTACGACTGGAGCATCCTGGACATAATAATTAGCAGGTTTAACCGCTTGTAATGTCTCGTCTTTTACGACGCATGAACCAACAAGACCTAATTCAAGTCTTTGGTTATTTGTGAGATAAGGCATAGTTCCCCCATGAAACTTCTCCTATTCTGCCTTATAAATTCATCTATTCACTAAATCAATATATGTCATACAAAAATACACCCTGCTCTTGTACTCATTGTCTACAAATTAAATACCAACAATCCAACGCCTTCTTTCTCAATAATTTAATAGCGACAAAACCCTCAATGAAGAGGGCCTTATCTAACCCACGCTGACCACGACCAAGCAGCAAGCATCAGGGCTCCTCTCATCTTACCTATATCCTCTCGCTTTCTCATCTTCTTCTCTCCTTTTCCTCAAGTAATCACCAAACCCTTCCTGATCTGTCCTTAACCCATCCACTAATCCAAACTTTGCTCGATATTCCCTCATGTAATTTCCATACATCTTTCTCTCACTTCTACTAAAATCTCTAGTCACCTCACCACCCAACGGATCTCTATCCTTCGATACCCCCTCCTTCATCCATTTCATTTGATAAGTAGGCTTCCTACTCATAATTAATAACCCTGGTCGTGGCCTTTAACCATACATCCCCGATGAATAAACACAATACATACACATAATATGTTTCACTATGTAAATATAGAACATTGACGTTCAACCCGATTGCCTATATAAACAGACGGCAGGGTTTTTAACAACACACGCCACATATAACCACAAATCCGTTACCTCGATATACAACAACAACCTAACAATACCCACACATAATCCCCAAATTGGGTCCCGCGATTAAAGGGGTATTTATAAACGTGATGATGGCCACTCCCCCAACGCCCCTTCAGAAATTCGAAAATACTATATATTCCAGGAAAAAAACAAACTATTAAACAGGGTGGGGGCCTGATCCATTGGTGCCGCTGTCTTTGTATCGAATAACATATTCGTTCAGGTCTTGGCAGCTTCTGAGGGCCTGGCATCACTGACGTTCAATGACTCACCCGCCGCTAGTCTGTTGCAATTGTCCCTGAATTATCTGCGAGGTTGCAGAAGTCCTGCTAGACTGGGTTGAGTTCTTCGGAACTACCACGACCTGAACCTTGAAAATTTAATTATGACTTCTAAGAAAGTTTCCTCGACTGTTCTGTTGTCACTGATTCATGAGGCATACAAACATGATCCTGAAGGATTATTGAGTGACCTGGAGAACACAGTAATAAGAGAAGAGAGTCTCGTTGAATTTGCTCAATCTGCTATTGATTGTATTGAGATGGAAGACGAGGACGAGGAAGAAGTTGAGTTTGAAGAGACTCTGAAGAGAGTTCCAGCAATGCTCAGCAAATAGATTTCAGCCTGGAGGGCTTACGGGCCTTCCATGCTGGATTCTCCAGCATTTACCACGACCTTAAAAAAATGCGACAGTTTGCTTTTCATCACGACTCTGGACATGGATGGTTGCAAGTTCCCGAACGTCTTTTGAAAGAACTAGGCATTGAACATTTTATTTCAAGATTTAGTTTTAAAAAAGATGATCAGGTGTGGCTTGAAGAGGATATGGACGCGAGCTTATTTATTGAGGCTTTTAAATCTGAGAAGGGAAAAATGCCAGACTGGCATGACTACTTTGAAGAGGGGCAGTCAAAGATAAGAAAGTTTGATGCGTATCCTGCCCAATATGACCGGAATTTTGGGGAAGTAATGAGAAAGATTAGTCAATTAAGAGCTGGTCTTTAGATCTCATCCTGGAGCTCTTCGGAGTTCCATGCTGGGTTCTCTCAGCATTACCACGACCAAAGGTTTTGATTATGGAAAAGTTAATTGAGGATGTACGCGAGTACGTCTTAGATCAACTAAATGATGAAGTAGGACTAGAAGAATATGGAGCAGATTTGCATCACAATCTTCTTAATATGGATTACTTCATTATTGGGACATATAAGGCAAAACAATGGCTAGGAGATAATACCTTCGATGCTATTGAAAAGATCCGAGAATATGAACAGGACAATTTCGGCGAGGTCAACACTAAATTCGATGAGCCTGAATCTGTAGCCAATATGCTTGCTTATGTATTAGGCGAGGAAATTTTACAGAGATCGGATCATTTAAATAAATATTGTTGGGATCGTCTTTTAAATGTTCATAGTTTAAAGATCATAGCCAGTCAAATATGACGACATCCTGGAGCCCTTCGGGGTTCCATGATGTTCTCTTAATCGAGGCATCTTTACCACGACCAAATTGGAGCTTTTTATTATGCCTTCTATTGTTTTTATGAATGGAAGCACAGGCGAGTCAAAAGAACTCGACCTGGAGACATGCACAAAGGATGAGGCCGAAAAGGCTTTTATTGAGACTGTAAAAGGTACTCAAAAAGCATCTAAAAAGAACAATAACAAAGAGTCTTAAATGGACTTTGAAGTTATTAAAGAACAATTGCCGAGCCCCTGGGCTTCATATTTAGTCAACGGGGTAGCTGATTCTTTAGAAGAGGGAGAAGAAAAAGAGATAGCCGAAACATTGGAACATTTAGACCTAAAAGGTGCTGAGTGTATAGATGTTTTAGACGATGCTCATTTTCATAAACCCTGGCGATTGAATTGGTTATTAGCTGGCGATTATTCCACTTTTGTCTTTCATAAGGAGATTAAGAATGGAGTGGTTTAAAGATAGAGAGTCAACTCGACAATTGCCGCCTGAATGTATTGCTGACTGTTCAGGTAGTGGAGACGCTACCGAAGCAGTCGAATATTGGGTAAAGCATTTGGAGTTTAACGGCCCTAAAGATCTTTTTAAAGAATATTTAGATGGATTCGGGGCTTGGGATGATGACCAATTAAAAGACCATGAAGAAAACAAAATGAGAGTTTTGTGGATTTGGGCTTGTAATTGTTCAGAAATGCCTGGCTCTTATGACTATCTCTATTTGGGTGAATAGATGACATCCTGGAGCCCTTCATTTGAGGGGTTCCATGATGCCTTCAAAAGCATCAACCACGACCTTTTACTTTTTTACTCGTGAAAAAAGAACTAAAGCCAACGTCTTTAAGAGCTGATCTTTATGCTGCTTATTGTGAGCAGAGAACAGAGATCGAACTGTTAAAGACTGACCTGGCAGCAAAGAAAAATGCTGCAAAGTTCATTTCTTTTGACCAATATAAAGCTGACCTATTGCTACGTTGGGGGGTGCATGTTAAAGAAACAACAGCCCTCGGTTGTGATATGACTAAAGCTTTTAAATGGTTGAAAGTACAATTTATTTCTCTTAAGTCCCTTTCTTTAGGTGCTGAATAATGGTCTGTAAAATTTCTGATTACTATGAAGAACACTGTCCTTCTTTAAAACATTTATGGACTCAATACCTTGAACATGATGCCGTGATGGTCAGCAATCATGCTGGCCCTCAAGGTGATTCAAAGGAAAGAGAACATTTTGGTTTTGAAGTAGATGATGCTCGTATCAGGGAAAGTGATCAAGTTTTTTTTACGTGTTATGAAAATGAAGTTGAAGTGCATCATTGTTTTGATGATTGCAGAGAAGACCATGTAATGACACATGAAAACTGCTTGAAATATTTGGCTCAATTGCCACGCCCCTGGTATTCATTCTGTAAGGAGGAAAAATGACCCGTCAATTCAACACAGATATGGAGCGCGATATAAATCGCATTGCCATTGCTACTGAGAAGATACTTAAACTTCTCAAGGAACTGAAGGAGGAAAAGAAATGACTGATGCTGAGTTCTATGAAAGCTATGGCATAACCTATGAACAATGGGAAGCCAGGATGAATGATGAGTTCGATGAGGCTTTATATAAACCAGTTGGAAAGAGAGGTATCAATAACCTCTCTTCCAAACTTCTTCAAAAGCTTATCCCTCCTCATTTGCCTCCATCAGTTGATACTTTTTTCAAAATGGAGGAAAAGAAATGAACGCAGGTCTAGTGATCGGAGCCCTCTTTATTGGGGGCTTTTTTCTTATCGGTTCCTGCTTTAAAGGTAATGA